CCCCCCCTGATACGCACAGGCAGCCAACACCATTGGTATCAACATTATTGGTCCCGCCTGATCCGCCATCACTACCACCATTGTCGATGTCGATGTCGATATTGATGTCACCGTGATCATCATGGCTGTGATTGTCATTGCCATGGGCAAGCACTATTGGCGACATCAGTACGCCGAAGCAGAAACAGATAATCGCGCAGAGCAGTAATTTTATATACTTATTCATGACATCTCCTTGAGGTGGTCGATAAGCTCAAGAATGCCCAGAGTCGCTGCCGACCCCGCGCCAACCCACAACAGTAATTTAAAGGCATGGGCCATGCTCTGAATCCCCTGTGAGATTGGCTCAAGCTTCTCGTTAATGCCGTGGATATCTTTGCTCATACGCATAATCTTCCCGTCATGATCGACCAGCTTTTCAAATAGTGTTTCGTGATCAACTCCGCTCATTTCTGTAAAAACCTCTGCACAAGTCCTGCTATCCCTGCGGGCGGGCTAACGCCACTGGCCGCGTCCATCTTTTGCTTGTGCTCCTTGCGAATTGATCCAAAATACGCCAACAACAAGGTTGCCAGCGTGCCGTTCAGGGCGACTACAAAAATCGCCCCTTCCTGAATTTGTTTAACCATTGCGACCTTGCCCGCAAGCACCGCGTAGCCCCATGCAATCATAATCACTATCGATGTGAGTGCGATGATGTGAAACGCATGCTTGGCGATATACGGTCGAGTACTCTGGGGGTTTGCCGCATCACTCTCCAGCATCGTGCGTAAGGTGCTGTGAGATTCCCTGATCGTAGTAAGCTCGACTTCGAACTGCTTATCCATCAGCGCTGCGCGTTGTTCGGCAGGTATTGTAGCGATAGCGTCCTGCGCCTGCGCGCCCGTGGCGGTTTCAGGTAATTGCTGATCGTCAGGAAGCACGGCGTTAATAGCCGCGACAACCAGTGGGCCACCGGGAACAGCAGTGCTGATTATCCCGGAGCCAACTGTCTTAACAATATCCCAAAGACTGCTCATGATTACGCTATGGTTGCGCCATCGTCAGCCGCCAACCAGTTCGTTCCATCCGAAACTGCCATATTGGGCGGAGTTGCGTCCGACACCCAGACTACCGCGCTAACCCAGTTAGCCGCCGGGGGAAGGTCTGCCAGAAGGTACTCTTTGAGAGTAAGGGGTTTTTCGACGGTAAGTTCGCCGATCTGTAGCTGTTCGCGCCATGCCATTTTTCTATCTCCAAATATCAAAAAATAGCCGATTCGACGCTCGGCTGAAGCGTTATTTCACAGTTTAGTTCTCAGTCTGTTCAATGTCCAGCGTATCCGCTGCACCTTTTTCATCCCGGTTTATCTTGACTTTCTTTTTCACAGTGCCAGATTTATTGTCAATAACGACAGTTAGTTCCATCGGTTCCGGGGCAATGGGCTGCGGAGCCGCTGGCAGGGCTGCTTGTGTAGCCGCTGTTTTTTCTGCCACTTCCTTGTTGTCAGCGCCTTCCTTTTCCTTCAGTTCACAGGAAAGGGCGTGCTTCTCGACTTCGGCTTCCGCTTTGATCTCTGCTGCTTCGCGGGCGCGGGAGGTTTCCTCGCGCATCAAGCGTATCTGCATGTCCTCATCGCGCTCCTGCTTATCAAGGTCAACCTGCTTTTTGGCCTCAATTGCTGCCATTTTCGCGGATTTGTCCTCGCTGATCCTTTGGAGATCGATTTCCTTCATGTCCTGCTTGTAGCGCATCTCGATGTCAAAGCGGGTGTTTTGGCCTTCCTCTTTGATCTGGGCAATCTGGGCATCGCCCTGTTGCTTGATTTGCTCTGGGCTGGGCGGTGGATTATCGGCAGCTTCCTGCATTTGCTGGCGTATAACTTCCTTGGTTGGGACAATTCCATCCATTTCGAAGTCTTTAGCAACCTCGCGTAGTATCTCAGCGCGGCCCTCTTTACCAATGATGCCCATATCCAGTTCATTGTTGGTAAGTCCGAGGAATTCGTTGCGGCGGGCTTGAGCCATATCCTTCAGGAGCAGCGCATTTGCTCCGCGAGCGACCACTTTCGCATCGCCCTTGATGGCCATATCGGGGCTTGTCATCATGTTGTAGTAGTACATCATCTCGATTGATGGGCGTGTAATGCCGAAATCAAAGTATGAAATAGCGGCTTTGATCCCCTTGGCTGCGGAGTTCATCAGCATGGACAGCCCTGATGCCGTGGTGCCAGCGCCGCCAACCTTCTCATTTCCATGAGAGTAGCGGGGGATGCTGGTGGCATCATCGGCCTTGATCTCGAAAGCGTTGTAAACGTTCAGTAGTTCGGCGGCATTGGACTCAGGCTGGAAGAAGTTAATCGTCGAGCCTTGGCCTATTTCCGCCCCACGGGTCTGCCAGACCTTCCATGGGTAGATTTCAAGCTCATCTTCAAGCGGGGACAGGCGCTCATAGTTGACTTCCACCATCGGGCCGGATGCCATGGCCATGTTATTGACCAGTGCGCGGGCGGTGGCGTTACAGAACTCCTGAATGTCATTCATGAGGTATCTGATAGAGTTGCCCCAGAACGCGCCGGGAATCGGGTCATAACAGGCCTTGTGGTATGGGCGGCGCGCAAGCGGATCATTATTGATCTCGCAGCGGATAATGTACCGGCCAATCAAAATGGCGTCGATCTGGTACTCTCCCAGCGGGTCAGGGACATTGATATCCCACTCTTGCAGAGTGCGCCCTTGGACGCTCCCCCAGTAGTGTAGGCCGTCGATCAGGCCATTCTTGCCATCACGCCACCAGTGGTGGTGATTTTCGTTCTCGTTGCGCTCAGTGTCCTGCCAGAGCCATTCACGCAGGCCTTCAGAGTAATGCGTCAGGACTTCGCGTATCTGGTCTTCTTTGTAGCCTTGGGTGCCGATCAAGTTGTATAGCTCGCCCCGGCTGTACCGGACATGCTCGATCAGGTTGCCGTCATCAATTTCCTCGGCTTGCGGGCTGGGATACAGGTCAAATGGGCTGACACGGGCAAAACCCGGCATCATCTCATTGCCTGCTATCGGCTTGATCGAGCCGAAACCCTGCTCCCATTTGAGGGTCTTAACTTTATTTACATTTGGACCCTTGATGATGGCTGCTGAGAACGTGGTGAAGTCGTCAATGATGGCGTTCATGACCGCTGACCACTTGGATTCTTCCAGTTGGTCTTGAATTTTATCTTCCATGGCCTCGCTGGAGGTCTTTGCCTGCGAGTTCATTTCGGTGTTCAGGGCGACTCGTAGCGCTTCCCCGCCCTGTTGGCTCAACCCGGTTTCTTCCATGCGCTTCGCAACCGCTTGTTCGGCCCATTGCGGGAGATCAGGCAGGGTCGTGGGGTCGATGCCCCATGCCTTGCCGTCTTCCGGCATGATAATGTCTTTGATCCATGACGCCGCTGCACGTTGCTTGGTAGCGGTAATCATCATGTAGATTTCAGAGCCGCCTTGATTGCGTATCTGGGTTATTTTCTGTGGGTGGTAGCGCCCGTTACGTGCGCGCAGGTCTTCAAGCAGGTCTTCTTCGATGCGAACTTTCGCGTTACGGTTCAATTCCCAGTGATGGCGGATGTGTCTAACAAGCTCAGATTCCGTTACGCCCTCAATTTCTGTCGGCAGGCGGTTCTCTGTCGGCAGGTCTGAACCGGGTATGACCCGTACTAACCCATAATTCGGCATTTGTTGAACCTCTGCATGTTAGATTTTTCCACCAGCTTGTAGATATCGCTGATGATGCCTTTGAAATAATCCTTGTTTTCAAACATTTGCTCGACATTCACTTTGATTTTCAGGTCGCGCTCTACATCAAGGGCTAAAACGATAAGGAAGTATCCTTCGTTTTTCCCGATGCCTTTCAGCGCCCGGATTTGACCAATACCCAGCCCGCGAAGCTTCTCCTTCAGCATATCAACCACCGGTTGTACATTGATCTCAACTTTGCTCATGTCCATCCTGCCGCTGTTCTGCGCTTTCTGGCGCGTGGTTTAGAGGTAACAATCTTCAGTCCATGGCGCAATTTCACGCATAGATACTGCAATCCGTCATGCGGGTGCGAGAACTTGTTCTTTGCTGGTTGCTCTTTGAACCGTTCCTCGCCCGTGATCTGGACCCGCTCATACTTGTAGCCACCGTTAAAGCCCCGGCGTAATATCTTGCAATCCGGGCTGATAATGAATCCCGGTTGGCCCTCGCGGTCCATGGCCTTCATGTAGAAGCGCACGGAATCGAGGCGGGCAATGACTTCATTCGTCCCTGCCGCTTCGGTCTTTATACCTTCTTCTGCCAAAATGTCCATACATGACCGGGCTTCGGTCTGGGTTCTCTGGTTACCAGCCGGGTCACCAACTGACACGATTGGCAGGCCTACAAACTCATTTTGAAGGTCAGGCATTACAACATCGCGGGCGAACTCGCGTATGCCCATATCTTCGCTAGTCCACTCCTTTACGATGCGCAATTGCCCGTGCGGGGATAACTGGCCAGCGATACAGGCCGGGGTGAGTCCGTAGTCCCATCCGAGGTACAAATTGATCCCCCGGTAGATTTCCAGCGGCTCCTTCGAGGTATGGATATCATCATTGAATTCGCCGTAAACCGGCTTGCCATCGTGGATTGAGCCATACAGGCCCATGATGTAAACGTTGATCCAGTCCTTGTCCTTGCCCGCGACCTGTCGCATCCAATAGGTAAACCCGAGAGGCTGGTTGATAACGTTCTCGCATAGCGGGTTGGGGATGTAGGTGCCGTCTTGAAGCTCGATTAAGGCCGGAGGTTGATGAAAAAAGTCGTAACCTTCTGGCTTTTTTTCTTCAGCCAGAGTGTAGTACCAGTGGTCATCGTCAGGAGGGTTCGTATCCATGATGATGCCAGACCATGTAGGACCGCCCCGGCGTTTAGCAGGATAACGGCCCACCCGGCCAGTCGCGCCGTCAAGGATTTGTTTTGGGATTTCTCGGACTTCATTTAACCAGCACCCCGTCAATTCAAGTGATAAGAGCTTTTTAACGTCCCCCGGCTTATCAAGGGCTAAAAACATGATTTCGATTTCGACCCTCGTACCGTCAGGAAGGTCGAGTTTTAGTTGCCCGGTGATGGGTGGTGCCCAGTTGATCTGGCACATCTCAGCAGGGAACCAGTCTTCAAAGGTCTTGATGGTGGTTGATTTGAGTTCCGGGTAGGTATTTCGTATCGCGGCCCAGCGGGATGACCTGACACCGTTGTG